GGTACATTTAATTTAGGTGAAAAAACTTTACCATTTGAATATAATTCAAGTTATCCATATGGTGTATATGAACTATATTTTGAATTGTATAATAAAACATATGAGGTAAATGCTTTGTTTCCGTCTCCTTCTATTACGCCAACAATTACAAGAACACCTTCTATTACGCCAACAATTACAAGAACACCTTCCATAACACCGTCCCCAACACCTAGTGTAATTATAGAAGATTTAGATTTTGATGGGTTTATTAACTCCGGTTCTATTGTCATAACGTACATAGTATCAATACCAAGTGCGGTTGATTTCGATGTTACTATTGATTTTGTTCAAGAACTCCCCATAATAGGTGGTGGAAGACCTTTTTACATAAAGGGTAATATAATAATACCAAAAGGTTCTACTCAAGTTGGTACAAAATATTCGTCATCAGAAGAGTGGGCTGATTATAGTAAATTATCAGGTGTTAGTGTTTTAACGACAACAGTAACAACACCAGGAGGTTCTAATCGATACACGGTAAAAGAACTTATAAAATTTGGGGAGGAACCTCCTGACATTGGACCTATTCCTGATAATCAAATACCCGACCCAAATTCAATATCAATCACACCAACACCAAGTAGAACAATTACACCAACACCGACAAGGACGATAACACCAAGTATTACACCAACACCGAGTCAATTACCTTGTGTTTGTAACGGTCCTGTGGGTATTCCTTTTGCGAACACACCTGGAAACCCAATACCAATAACAATACGAGAAAGTATTGATGGTAACTCAACGGGTTTATACCGTTATTTTCAAGGATGGTTGTCTAATTTAGTGGATGTTTGTGGTTATCCAAATGGAAACATAAGAGAAGTTTTCAATTACAGACCGAACACGTTTTCTTCAGGTCAAGGTAGTATGTATAGAACGGTAACGGATAGTTTTTATACTAAATCTTATTCGTACATGTTGGCAATTAAAACAATACCAAGTGCAGCGCATCTTACAATTCCAAATTTTAAAATAACTGTAGGTACGGGTGTTAAAGGTGATTGTTCTTTTGGAACATATATCATTAATAACCCATCTTTTAATACGTGGTATGTTATTAGAGTAGATGTAAGAGACATTACTTTATATGGTAACGAAATTTGGGCACACGTGGTTCAAGAAGGTAATTCAAGTTATTATTTATGTACAAATCCAGGTAATGACTCATGTTGTTATGTAACCACATCAGGTGTTGATGTTGGTCAAAACGATTTACCATATAATCATCCCTGTCCGTGTTCTGTAACAAGTTGTCTTGATTTAGGTGTTGTTCCTCCATATCCTATAAATTTTTGGTGTCCAAATCCTTGGGACACACCGATTTGTACTTTAACACCAACACCATCAAGAACAATTACACCAACCGTAACACCATCAAGAACACCAACACTAACACCATCCATCACACCAAGTAGAACTCCATCAGTAACACCATCAAGAACAATTACACCAACACCAACACCATCCATTACACCGAGTATTACTCTATCGGTAACACCAACATCCACCAATAGTTCAACACCATCTGTTACACCAAGTGTCACACCATCAGTAACACCAACATCTTCTATTACACCAACACCATCCATCACATCGAGTATTACTCCATCGGTAACACCAACATCTTCTATTACACCAACACCATCCATCACATCGAGTATTACTCCATCGGTAACACCAACACCATCTATTACACCAAGTATTACACCATCAATAACACCAACATCTTCTATTACACCAACACCAAGTATTACACCAAGTATTACTTCATCAGTAACACCAACATCTTCTATCACCCCAAGTGTAACTCCAACAAGAACAATCACACCAACACCAACTCCTTCACCACAATACGTTCCATATTTATTTTGTAATTGTCTTGACCCTTATAACAATTCGGGAATTGTTCCACCGTTAGAAGTTGGTGTAAGTGTTAATTTTACAATACAATCTGGTGTACAATATGGATTTATTCATACGGATGGTTATTGTTATTTTAACTGTGACCAATGGTCTGGATATACAATGACAAAAGATACATTAACAGTCAATCAATGTAGTACTCCATATTGTGTATCATTACCATATCCTCAACCACCAAATCCTTAAATAAATTAAATGGATACTTTAAGAATCGTCTCAACAAACTACAATGGTCAATCGGCCGTAATTACGTTTTATCCCGACACGGGTGGGACAATTAATCTTGGTACTCAAGTTTTACCCTATGATTATGTTGCTCCATATTTTTATGGGACATATTCTTTATTCTTTCCTGCTTTTGGTAGTACATGTACTTTGTATGTTGAAGACACTTCGGGTAATTTCTTATTACAAGAAAATGGTGATTATATTTTTCAAGAAAATTATTATAAAATTATAATAGAGTCTTTACCAAGCCCAACACCAACACCTTCTATTACACCAAGTATAACACCAACTCGTTCAGTAACACCAACACCATCTATTACTACGTCTATAACACCAAGTAGAACTCCATCAGTAACACCAACACCATCAAGAACACCATCTATAACACCGAGTAGAACTCCATCAGTAACACCAACACCTTCTATTACACCAAGTATAACACCAACTCGTTCAGTAACACCAACACCAACTTTAACACCGACATCAACATCTTATGGTCAATCTTTTATATATTATAGGTGGCAAATAACTGAATCTAAAACAACACCACCAAATGCAAACTGTGTTCAATCTTCTGAATTTGTTTTTCAAAAAAATGGTGTAGACCAAAGTATGTCCGGTGTTGTGGTAACAAACCCTAGTGGAAATAACCCTGTGGGTGAAGAACCATCCAAATTAATTGACGGTAGTTTAACAACAAAAGCATTAGATTTAAATTTTGTTACTAATGGTAATGTAACGAATTTTATATTTCAATTCCCAACCGGTCAGTCGTTTGATGGGTATAGATGGGGAACCGCAAATGATGAAGAAAGTAGAGACCCAAAATCTTGGACCATATCAGGAAGTAACGATGGTGTAAATTGGAGTTTGTTACATACGGTAAGCGGATTTAATTCCACAACAACTAGAAATACGTACCAAACTCCTCAAACTTATTTACCACCAGCAGTAAGTCCTACACCTACAGTTACAAATACACCAACACCAACAAGAACACCGTCAGTAACACCAACACCATCAACAAGTTCTATTGTTAATTTTGTTACAGATAGTTTATTTATGAAATTAGATGCCACAAACTATACGAGTGGTACATGGTCGGATGAAACGGGTAATGGTAATAACGCAACAATAAATGGCGCGACTTGGTTATCAACCGATGGTGGTATTTTTGATTTAGATGGAACGAATGATACCATTAGTGTTCCTCACGTATCTCAATTAAGTTTAACCACAACGGGTCAAAAGACCGTGCAAGTTTGGGTTAAATTTGACGCACTACCATCGTCAGGTCAACAAATACCCGTATTTGGGAAGTTGTCAAGTGCATCAGGATTTGACGGTTATTGGGGTGGTTTGTTTTCAAATACGGGTACTGTTAGATGTGTAACAAATGGTACCGGTGTCCAACAAATCAGTACTTCAACTTTAACAATCACAACAAATACTTGGTATTTGTTTACATTTATTTCACAAATAACCTCAACCGCCAATACCACAAAAGTCTATATAAATAATACTGAGTATATAACTACAGCACATGGTGCTGATTCATATGGTGAAACAAATCCATTTTATTTAGGATGGATTGGTTCAGGTGTGTCGTCACTATATTTGAATGGTAAAATAGGTGCATGTTATTTCTATACCAAAGGTTTAAACACCACAGAGATATCAAATAATTATAATTCAACCAAATCAAAATACGGTTTGTAAAGTTTTAATATTTATAAAATAAGATGGCTAATTTACCAATATCACAACTACCGGAAATTACAACAGGACTAACTCCAAATGCGGAGTTCGCGGTTGCACAAGGTGGCACCACATACAAAGTAAAAAAAACTTATTTAAAAGAAGGATTTTTTGCTCAAACAAGTGACGGTACAACTGTGAGTGGTACGACATCTGAAACAACAATTATAGGTAGTGGTGTTGGGTCCTTATCAGTACCGGCGAGTGGATTTTCTGTTGGTGATTCTTTTAGATGTATCGTAAGTGGTGACTTGGGTGCAAATAATAATGACACTTTAACTTTAAAAGTAAAATCGGGTTCTGTGGTGTTAGGGACTACCGGTGCAATTAATCTACCTGGCGTAACCAATAAACACTTTAATTTTGATATTCATTTTACAATAAGAGAAATTGGGGGTACTGGTGTTGCATCAATAATATCCGTTGGTTTTTTTACATTCAACAAAGACGCGTCCGCTGGTTTTGAAGGTGGTAGTTTTAGTACATTAAACAATAGTACATTTGATACAACCATTTCAAATACATTAGATATAACCGCACAGTTTAGTTCAACTAATGCTGCTAATTTCATAAGAACCGAACTTTTAGTTTTAAGTAGAGAATATTAAATAAAATAAAACATGGAATTTTTTATAAGACAAGGAGCTTCGGAACCAATATTAAAAATGAGACTTATCGATGACGGAAAAAACGATAAGTCGGGTTTTAACGATATGTTAGAAAGTTGCGATATTACTTTTGATATGTATGATGTTGAAACAGGTGAACCTGAAATATTAAATTCGAATTGTCAAATTACCACAAGAGATAAAAAATATAATCAAACAACTGATGAGTATTATATTGTTCATCAATTTACGGAGTCTCAAACCGAAAAATTGGGAAAATACGAAGGTAAAATAACCATTCAATTTTTAGATACAAATTTAAATCCAACAACCAAACTAATATTACCGGTAAAGGAAAAACTTTACATTACAATATTTTGATTTTTAAATTTTGTTTCTTATATTTTAAATAAGACAAACTACAATGTTACATTGTAAGCTAATGTGTCAAACTAAAATTATAAGAAATGTCAAAAATAATTTCACAAGAGATAATCGAGAACTTTTTAAATGGTTCAGATTCGGAGCAGTACATTGTTGGAGTCGAATATGATTACCAAACAAACAAAATTTTTAAAATAATACAGGACCCCGAAAGAGGTAAAATTGTAAAATCAGACACATTAATACCATTTTTATGGGTTGGTGATTTGAGTGAACATAATTTTTATAGTGGAAATAAGTCACTTCAAAAAAGGAAGATGGCTGAGTTTGGTATCGTAATTGAAAAATTACAGACACATGGTAACGAAAGATTAGAAAACGGTCAGTGTTTTTTAGTAAAAAGTTTAAAAAATTACACGTCTTTAGTTTCATTTTTTAGATACGGAGGCATTGACCCTTGGAATGAAAAATTCAAACATTTATTTACAATATTGTCACCGGTTGAACAGTTTTTAGTTCAAAAGAAAAAAAGACTCTTTAAGGGTATTGACGATTATTCAGGTGTCTATCGTTTTGTTTTTGACATCGAGACAACAGGTCTTGAACCTGAAAAAAATAGAATAATCCTTATTGGTGTTAAAGATAATCGTGGTTTTAAAAAAACCATATCGGCATTTGGTGATGATGGTGAAAAAAAATGTATAGAAGAATTTTTTGAAATAATAAAAGAATTAAAACCAACAATAATTGGTGGATATAACTCGGCTTCCTTTGATTTTCCATTTATTTTAAAAAGGGCAGAAATATTGGGTATAGATATTAAAGAGTGTACTTCAATTTTCACAAACGAAGGTATAAAACAAAAAGAAGGTCTATTAAAGTTAGCAAATGAAGTGGAACCCTATACCCAACATGTAATATGGGGTCACAATATTGTAGATATATCACACTCGGTTAGAAGAGCACAAGCGATTAATTCGGAAATTAAATCTTGGGGGTTGAAATACATTACCCAATACTTAGAAAAAGAAAAACCAAATCGTGTTTATGTTGAGGGTTCTATTATTTCTAAGATATATTTAGAAAACGATAGTTATTATATTAATCCGAAAACGGGTAAATACAAAAAAATTGGTGAACCGGGTACTGAGAACTTATTAGACAAGTATCCTGGTAAATATGAAATATGGCCGGGTCAAAGAATAGTTGAACAATATCTTGACGATGACTTGTACGAAACAATGATTGTCGATGATTCGTTTTCACAATCAACATTTTTGTTATCTAAACTGGTACCAACCACTTATGAAAGAATTGCAACTATGGGTACCGCCACTCTTTGGAAAATTATCATGTTGGCTTGGTCTTACGAAAATGGATTAGCAATCCCCTCTAAAGATGAAAAGAGAGCCATTACAGGGGGTCTATCAAGATTACTAAATGTGGGATACTCCAAAAATATTGTAAAATTTGACTATGCGTCCCTTTACCCATCAATTCAATTGGTTTACGATGTTTTTCCTGAATGTGATGTGATGGGTGTTCAGAAATCTATGTTAAAGTATTTTCGAAATATTCGTATTAAATATAAAAGATTGGCCGGTGAACTCGCTAAAACAAATCCTGTTGAAGCAGAAATGTACGACCGTAAACAATTACCGATTAAAATTTTTATTAACGCATATTTTGGTTCATTATCTGCCCCTCAAGTGTTTCCGTGGGGTGATATGAACATGGGTGAAACAATCACCTGTACGGGTCGACAATGTCTTCGTATGATGATTATGTTTTTTGAGAAAAAGGGTTATGTTCCGTTGGTTATGGATACTGATGGTGTTAATTTTTCAACTCCTGAAGACATTGATACTCATGTTTACATCGGTAAAGGTTTAAATGAATTGGTAGAAAAAGATAAAGAATATAAAGGAATTGAGGCGGACACCGCAGAATTTAATGATATCTTTATGAGAAACGAAATGGGTCTTGATATTGATTATACCGCACCTGCTTGTATTAATGTATCAAGAAAAAACTATATTATTAAACTCCTTAAAAAAGGAAAAGAAAAAATTAAATTAACGGGGAACACCATCAAATCTAAAAAACTACAACAATACATTGTAGAATTTTTAGATGAAGGTTTGAAACATTTACTAAATGGTGATGGGTTATCGTTTATTGAATTATATTACAAATATGCTGAAAACATTTATAATCAAAAGATACCTCTATCAAAAATTGCAAATAAATCAAGAGTAAAACAATCGGTTGAAGATTATAAAAAACATATTAAAAAAATAACAAAATCAGGTTCTTTGATGTCTCGTCAGGCTCACATGGAATTAGTTATTCAAAATAATTATCCCGCCGGTTTAGGTGAAACGATATACTACATTAATAATGGTAAAAAGAAATCTGATGGTGATGTTCAAAAAATAACAAAACCAACTAAAAAACAACAAGAAGAATATTTTCAAAAACATGGAGAACAAATACCATCTGATTATTTGGAGATAAATTGTTACATGATTTCAGAGAGGGAATTGAGTAATAATCCCGAAATGACAGGTGATTATAATGTTGCCAGATATTTGAATAATTTTAATAAAAGAATTGAACCACTACTGGTTGTTTTTAACCCTGAAATTCGTCATGATATTTTAATCGAAAATCCCGAGAAAAGACAATATTTTACTAGGGCACAATGTCAATTGGTTAGTGGTTATCCATTGAAAGAAGATGGTCAAGATAAGTATGAAGAAGTGATGACATTATCAGACAGTGAAGTATTGTTTTGGAATAGAGTTAATAGAGACCCGTTCTTTATGTATGTAGAAGATAGTTTAGAACTTGTAAATCCACATTGGGTTGAATTAAATAGAAGAGTCGTAAATTTAGAATCTGAAAGTATTAAGAACAATGAGGACGAATACATCGAAAATAACGGAAACGATTTCGCATTCCACGCGGTGGAATCTTAAATTACGTTATATGGTGATTGGAAAGGTCTATATTTAAGAGCCTTGTTTAAATTTTCAGCTTCTGCTCCCTTTCGCTCCAATAATTTATCTGGTCTAAGTCTTTCTAAACGATTCATTAATTCTTCAATTAGTTTTAATTTTTCGTCTTTACCTTCGGTCAACAATGTACTATAGTCTAATTTTATTGTACTATCAGGTACTTGTAAATCACCTGAAAATTTACCCCATATTCTACCTAATCCTTCTTTTGAATAGGCAATAAGATACTTTCTAACCCAATTTTGTGCGGGTTTATTTAACATATCCCATGTTAATTCTTCAACCTCCACATCTGATGGTAATTTAACGATACCACTGTTTTTATCTAAACAAGTGTCACTTGATGTGGTGTCATAGTACCAATACCAAACTCTACTTCTATTATTTTGTATCGAACCAAAATCGAATCTACCACCAGGTACGTTTGATAAATGAACTATTTTAGTACCATTTGGACCTGCTGTTATTCGATATGTGAGTTCACCACCTATAAGTCTATTTTTTAAATTTCTGTCCTGCATTCTCAATAAAAGGTCGTATGCTGGTAACAAGAAATATGACCCCGATGCACCTTGTTGAGCAAAACCACCGACACCCCCAAAAGCAACACCACCTAATCCACCAAACCCACCCAAAAATGGGTCAACAATAGAATCAGTTAATTCTGCTCTGGTAAACCATAATAATTCGTTTATTTCTCTACCAGCAGGAATTACATAGGTTTGGGTGTTGGCTGACAACGTTATATAGTCTTTTTTCAGTTCACTATCACCACCGGCTTGTAATCCAACAATCTTAGAGTACGAGTGACTATATTGTGTTTCATAATCCAAACTTCTTGTTGTGAATGCTCTTGTTAAGGATTGTGTATCCACATCTAAACCAACTAATGCCGACCATTGAGATTCGATTAACCAATCATTAACATACTGTTCATACTCTGATACCGATAACTCTAAAAAGGTGTCCATTTGTTCTTCGGTTAATTCGACACCTCTAACAGGTAAACCTAATAAATGAAAAACTTGTGTATATAGTTTTTGTTTTTCGGTATTTGAAATTATTGTTATACTCATGAATTTACTTTATTTATAAATACTCGTATATTCAGTACACTATGTCTAACAATAATATATTTAATTCTAAAATATTTTATGAGTTTTTTCTTTTTTGTACAAAAAAAAACATTGATTTTGTTTTAGAAATTAGTGAAAAAAGTAAAATAAAATATAATTCTAATGAAAATAAACTCACTGCGAGTTTATCAAAAAAAGATGATGAATTCAAACCGCAAATGATTTACAGTGTTTGGAATAAAATTATTGATAATAATATTGTGGATATGGATGAAAAAGAAAAAATAAAAAAAGAATTAAATAATTTGTTTGAGAAGTGATTGTGCGAAGTTTTCACCAAAATCACCGTCACCCATAACTTGGTCTATTATATTTTTCTTTTTTTGCAAAATATTATAAACTATTTTTTCTATTGTGTTTTCAAAAATTGGATAGTAGACAACTACGTTTTTTTTCTGACCATATCTAAATGCCCTATCTTCCGCCTGACTGTGATGTGCGGGAACGAAAGATAAATCGTTCATGATAACAACTTCGGCTTCTGTTAGGGTAATACCAACACCACCAGCAACAATATTTGATATGAAAATTTTTATTTTATCTTCGGTTTGAAATCTATCAACGGATTTTTGTCTTTTTTCTTTAGACATTCTACCATCTAAGACAACCGAATTTTTTTTATATTTTTCATGTAACATATCCAATGCCATTGTAAAATTAGTAAAAACAATAATTTTTTTTCCTTGCTCCAAACACCTATCAATTATCTCACAAGTATAATCTACTTTTTGTTCTGAAATTATTTTTCTAATTTTCATTAACCTGTTAATTGTCACAGATAACGACTCTTTATTTTTGTTTTCTTGAGCGATTTGAATAAACTCTTCCAATCCACTATCATATTCAGTACTTGATAAGGTTAAAAATACAGGACTAATTATTTTATCTGGTAAATCTAAAATATCTGTTTTTAATCTTCGTAATATAGTGTTTTTTGTTTTTAATCTTAATTCATCTAAATTTGTTGCTCCACCTGTATTCCAAATTTTTCTACCGTTTACTGTAAACTGATACCCACCACAATATCTTCTAACATATGAAGACCAATCCAAAGTCACATTTGAATTTACAATTCTTAATAGGTTAAAATAATTTATCGGTCTCGATGTCATAGGTGTACCTGTAAGTAACCAAACTTTAGGTATCTTTGATAAGATATCATTTATTAACTTTGTTCTTTGTGCTGTTGTATTTGAAATATAATGGGCCTCATCAACTATTGCTAGGTCAAAATTAGTATCTGAAATCTGTGTGTTTTTTTGTTCACCAATTTCGGGTTCACCAATTGTGTGATAATTTTTTATAATGTCATAATTTATTATGTAATAATCAAATGTTGAACCCCATTTACCTCCTTCCACAATTAGAGTTTTTTTGTTTGAATAAATTTCAATTTCTCTTTGCCAATTTATTTTTAAAGAGGCTGGACATATTATAAGAATTTTTTTTGATTGACTTTCTAATGAAGCAATTATTGTTGATGTCGTTTTACCCAAACCCATATCATCTGCTAATATAAATCTATCGTTCGATAGTAATTTTTCAATAGCTATTTTTTGATGAGGTAATGGTGGTCTATTATCATATGGGGAATAATCTATTTCTCTATTTAATTTTTTTTCTTCTTGTATAATTGCTGATTTTGGAATCCACATCGCATGATTTTTTTGGTTTTCATAAATCTTACCCCATATATGGTACGCCTTATCTGTTTCACACAATAATTTTTCACACCATATTTTTTCGGGAACAAAATCTAATTCCTTTGTTTCTTTTAGTTTTTCTCCAAAGTTCTCAACTATAACAATATTTTTTCTTGCTACTTTAGGTACAACTTCATGATATTTGATAACATATTCAGATTGAGGTCTTGTTAATTTAAAACTTTTATTTGTTTCAAATTTTTTTTTCCAATCGAGCATTTGGTTATTGTAACCCTCGTAGGTCTCTAAAATATTTTTTGCAACAATTTCCGGTACTTTATCAAGCATCTTTAATAAATAATAATAAATAAGATTGATAATATAAACTATTTATTATATATGAAAAACAAATTACCCATTACAAGAATTTCAAAATTTTTTTCCCAAACAGATATGGATTTAAATGTTCAATTGGGTGAAGAGTATCTACACGGTGATTTAGGTATGAGATTGGTTCTTTTTAGAGTTGATAGACAAAAAACGGATACCGATAACGTATATGGTGAAGTGGGTAAAGATGGGATAAAATTTTACCCACCTGTTGAATTTTATGGTTTGGTAAAAATAGAAGAACCAAAAAACAATAGTTATACAAAAGGAGTAAACAGATATTTGGAACCGGGAAATATGTCGGTATCTGTCTATTTAAAACATTTAGAAGAAATGCAGATAGATATCAAATATGGTGACTTTATTGGGTATCCTGAATCTGAAGAAAAAATTAGATACTATACTGTTACAAATGATGGTAAAGTTGTATCAGACAATAAACATAATATGTTTGGTTTTAAACCATATTATAGAACTATTCTTTGCGTACCAGCACAAGAATTTGAATTTAGAGGAATTTAATTATGGGATTACCTAAAAGAAAAACAGATATAAAAGTTTTTGGTGTTAGTCAAAATACAGACAATGCCGTTATTGGTAGAAGAAAAGAATTGTTAGAAGAAATAACAAAATCAGATACTTTTTTACCTGATTCAATTATGCATGATGACATGGATTTGGGTATGCTTGAATTTGTAAAAGAAAATTTTAAAATAATGTCTGATGGTGAAGAGTTACCTATAATACCAAAAATACTAACGATTCAAAGATGGTCAGAATTTAAAAATAATTGGAACTTTTCAGATGAAGATGGTAATATAAAATTACCATTTATTGCGGTTGTCAGAAAACCTGATGTTCAATTGGGTACTAATCCATCAATTCAAAGAACCATACCCGATAGAAGAGATTTTTTCTATGCCTCGGTACCAACTTGGGATGGGAATCAAATGGGTGCCGATGTGTATAAGATACCTCAACCTGTACCTGTTGACATTGGATTTGATGTAACAATTGTTTGTACAAAATTTAGAGATATTAACACTTTCAATAAAAAAGTTTTACAAAAATTTTCATCAAGACAAGCCTATACTAAAATTAAAGGACATTATATACCAATAATTTTAGATAGAATAGAAAACGATAACACCGCAATGGATACAATGGATGGTAGAAGATTCTATGTTCAAAATTATTCTTTTACGATGTTAGGGTTTTTGATTGATGAAGAAGAGTTTGAAGTTTCACCAGCGATTTCAAGAGCAATATTGATGAGTGAAGTTGATAGTAGAAAATTAAAAAGTAGTAATAAAAGTAATTTAATAACTTTAAATTCTTCATATAGTAGTGGTTCAGTTATTGCCACTTATACCGCAACCTCACAATATAAAGTAGATAAAACAATAGAGATTGTTTTTAATGATGTAATTAACACTATAACAGGTGATTCAATAAATCAAACCGTAAGATTGTTTATTGACACAAATCAAACATCGGGAACAACACAATACACAATTAATGAAAATTATTCAAATATTACAGGTAATAATACATTTTCAGGGGTTACCATTAATTCAATTGGTAAATCAAAGTATTCATATTCATATGAACTAACTTAATCCCCATAAATGTCTCTTTTTTGTTGTTGTATTTGTTTTGTGTTATTTTTACAAATTTCTTCAATACTTTTTTGAATTACTTTGTGAATTTTTAATCCGTTAATTTCACAATATTCTTTCAGTATTTTGTGATGATATTCACTTATTTTTATATTTTTAGAAGTGTTATCTTTCATAAAGATAAATATAGATAAAAAAAGATAAATTTATATATATAACTATTTTTTTTTATAAAATAAAGGGAATCTTTGGTAAATGTGATAATATTTATTATAAAAAGAAATAAAATAATATAACCAAACAATATAAAAATGGCAAATTCAAATAGAGTTTTTGTATCTCCTGGTGTATACACATCAGAAAAAGATTTAACTTTTGTAGCTCAAAGTGTGGGTGTAAGTACACTTGGTTTAGTAGGTGAGACCTTAAAAGGTCCTGCGTTTGAGCCGATTTTAATAACTGATTTCGACGAGTTTAAGTCCTATTTTGGAACAACGTCTCCACTTAAAGATGGGAATGGTAACCCAAAATTTGAATTGCCATATTTTGCTAAATCATACTTAGAAGAATCAAACCAATTATTTGTTACAAGGATATTAGGTTTAACAGGATATATGCCAAGTAAAAGTTTTGGAATACAAACTATTGGTGGTGTTACTTTGGGAACTTTAAGTGGAACAACATCTGGTTTAACCATGTCCGCAACTACCAGTACAATTACAGGTAGTACAATATATTCGGAATTGTCCGATAAAATTTCAGTAGATGGAAATTACATTACCGATTATATTGTATCTAATTTTAGTGGTAATACTTCTTCAAACCATGGTCAATGGTTTGTTATGGGAAATGTACCATCTTCAGGTACAACATCATTAACCACCTCTTTGGAGGAAGTTTCTCCTTTGACAGGTTTAGATAACGCAAACAATAACAATAATAAAGAGTGGTATAACGTTTTAGTTAACACAGGTAATACCGAAGTTTATTCATACTTATTTGTTTACAATAGTGGTACTTCAAGGTTTGATGTAACAAGATATACCTATAACGCAACTTTGAATAGTGACTACGATGGAAAGATAATTTTATCTTTTAGACCGAGAGGTTCGTATGTTGGACAAACATTGAATCTTGAAGTAACTACCGATTCCAATTTTAATATCAGTGGTACTGGTTTAACATCAAATCCTTTATCTGAGTTTACTGTAAATGTAACAGGTGCAACAAGTGGAGCAAAATCTTTTACATGTAGTATGGACAGTACTTCATCAAAATACGTAACCAAAGTATTTGGTACAGACGTTTATGATAGATTAAAAGGTGATGTTCCAATTTATGTTTTCGAGTCATACCCTAACTATCTTTTAGAGGCCTACAAACAAGGTTATATCAGAGGTTTAAGTTTAACAGAAATCTATGAAAGTGAAACAAATTCTTTTAGAACAAAATGGGACACACCTGTTTCTCCAACAATTGTTTCAGAAGTTCGTGGTGGTGAAGTTGTTGATTTATTTGACATAATCACTATTTCAGATGGAGACAGTGCTAATTTTGAAGTAAAAATATCGATAATAAACATTAACATTGAAACAGGTGAATTTGATTTGATTGTTAGGGATTTTAATGATACCGATGATAACATTGTTGTACTTGAAAAATTCTCAAGATGTTCAATGAATCCAGATTTACCTGGATACGTTGCAAGAAAGATTGGAACCTCCGATGGAGAATATGAATTACGTTCAAGATATATTATGTTATCGATGAGTAGTAGTGCACCATCAGACGCATATCCCGCAGGATTTAAAGGGTTCGTATCAAATAGTACGTTCGGTTCAAAAACTTTGGGTTCTGTTATGTACAAAACGGAGTTCTACGATGCTGGTGATATTATGGGTTATGAATCAGATGGTACTCCTATTTTATCTTCAGGTGATAAACTAAGAAGAACATATTTCGGTTTAGGTAATCAAGTTAGTCAAGTTACATTTGATAGAGATTTATTTAAATTTAAAGGAATAAATGCAACTTCATCAACTGAAGGATTTCACTTATCAACAAACGCTTCAACTTTGACAGGTACGACGTATTTAACAACACCATATGATTTAGAAGGTCAAACAGATGCAACAAACAATAAATTAACAAATATTAACTATAGAAAGTTTACATTAGCGGTATGTGGTGGATTTGATGGGTGGGACATTTATAGAAACGTAAGAACATATGGTGACAATTATATCTTTGGTAAACCAACATATGTAAGTGGTAACACTTCAAATGGGGGTGTATTTAGTACTCTTTCAGGAAATTCTGATTATTACTCATACATACAAGGTATTGACACTTTTTCAAATCCAGAAGCGGTTGATATCAATATATTTGCGACACCAGGTATAAACTTTTTTGACCACAGTTCATTGACAGCTTACGCAATTGAAATGGTTGAAGAAGATAGAGCAGACTCTTTATACGTAATATCAAGTCCAAATCAAACAACAACTGATGAAATTATTGATTCATTGGATTTAGTATCAATTGATAGTAACTATTCGTCAACATATTGGCCGTGGATTCAAGTGAGAGATGTGGATAATGCAACACAATTGTTTTTACCACCAACAGGTGAAGTATTAAGGAACATTGCGTTAACCGATAATGTTTCTTTTCCATGGTTTGCTGTGGCCGGGTATTCAAGAGGTTTAGTTAATTCAATTAAAGCATATAAGAAATTAACATTGGATGAAAGAGATGATTTGTATAAGAATAGAATTAATCCAATCGCAACTTTTGCTGATACAGGTACTATAATTTGGGGTAACAAAACTTTACAAGTTAGAGAATCCGCTTTGGATAGAATAAACGTAAGAAGACTTTTGTTGAGAACGAGAAAATTAATATCAGCAGTTGCGGTTAGACTTTTATTTGAACAAAATGATGAACAAGTTCGTAATGAGTTCTTAAGATTAGTTAATCCAATATTAGAATCGATAAAAAGAGAAAGAGGTGTTTACGAATTCAGAGTAACAGTATCAAACGACCCAGAGGATATTGATGCAAACACTTTGAGAGGTAAAATATATATTAAACCAACCCGCTCATTGGAATTCATTGATTTGGAATTTATAATTACACCTACAGGTGCATCTTTCGAAAATGTTTAAAAATTGCCCAGTATATTACACCAGTATATAAAACTAGTAGATAATAAATGTTAAATAGACTAGAAATAATAAATACTAGATAATAAAAACTAGAAATAATAAATACTAGATAATAAAAACTAGAAATAATAAATACTAGTATATACTGGGCTAATAAAAGATAAATAAAAAAAAAGAAAAAACCAAGTAATTATATAATTTTTTTGCCTTTATAACAAATTTTTCTTTTTTTATTAAACTTTTCCATTATATAGATATTTATAAACATACAAATAGAAGTATAAAAATAAATGCATAAAAAAAAATAAAATGGCAGATTTATTAATGAAAATGCCGGTTCCATACGAACCGAAACGTCAGAATAGATTCATTTTGAGGTTCCCATCTTCATTGGGAATCAATGAATGGTATGTATCATCCGCGGCTAGACCTTCGGCAAAAATAAACTCGGTAGCAATACCATTTTTAAATACTTCAACGTATGTTGCTGGTAGATTTGAATGGGCTGAAATGAGAGTAACTTTCAGAGACCCAATTGGTCCATCGGCAGCACAGGCTTTAATGGAATGGTTTAGATTACACGCAGAATCTGTTACAGGTAGAATGGGTTATGCTGCCGGTTATAAAAAAGACATTGAACTAGAAATGTTAGACCCAACGGGTGTGGTTGTTGAGAAATGGATTATGCAAGGTACATTTATCACCGATTTAAACTTCAATGAATTGGATTATTCAAGGGATGAAATCGCAACAATTACTTGTTCTTTACGTCCAGATAGATGTATTTTGGTGTACTAATTTAAAAAAAATAATTATCTCAATAAAAAAAGGTCTTCTCAAAAGGAAGACCTTTACTTTTTTAT